TGCCATTTATCAATTGAAAAATATTCTTTTAATTCGTTAATACAAAGTAATAAAACTTCATTACTATTATAATTTGAATTAACTGTTATTTCAAAGTTAATCCCAATATTAACAACAAATGCATTCAATATATTAACTGCATCGGTTAATATTCTATAATAATCTAGATAATTTTTTAAATTAGTCTTTACTGCGTCGTTTAATGATGTTAAATTACTATTATTATCAACTCCTAACACATATAGATTCATAGCTAATGGATTTGGAATTCTTGTTGTTTCCATTTGATTTTGTGATAATTGATCGTCTGGAACTATATAAGCTTTCGCAACACTTCCAAATTTAGCTGGCATTGAATAACATCTAATAATATAATCATCTTTAGTAACTAATCTATTTTGAGTAGCAAAATTAGATAATGCATTATTTTTTATATCTTGTAATGTATCTGCAGATTTACCGCCTCTAGCTGGAGATTCATTAGTGGTGCTTATACTAGATTTAACAAAATTAACCATAGCTGTACTAGTTGTAGCATTAGGATCATCATCAAATTCTATATTTTCAACTTTTGTTAATACAGAAGAAGCTACATTATCTGAAACTCCCCCTCCTACTGTATATGTGATAGTTAATGTAGTATTTGCTGGAGCTTGTCCGTATGCTCTAGTATATAAAAAATTAGATGGATCTATATCAACGTCTATAGGTCTACGAAATGCAGCAATACCATTTCCAACATTGTCTGGGTTTGGAATAATTTCTTCATCATTATTATCTGATATTCCTGCTCCAAATTGAATTTCCATTTTTTTATCACTTCGTAATCTAGTAATAAATCTTTTAGAAGTTTTCAATAATTTTAATAAACTAGGACTAGAACTTCTATATTGAGCAAAGTCAGGATCATTTTCTAATAAATTAGGTACATCTTTAAATATTGTATCTTGTGCTAAATATTCAACATGATACCAATTATCTCCATCTGACTCTTGACATGATATAATATCAATAACATTAGTTTCATCTAAAACTATTTTATCATATTGTTTTGGTGAAGTAAATGTAAAAGTAGCAGTTTTTACATCTCCAGATACTACCTTTGCTTTTTTCTTTAATAAATAATATGTAGGCTGATTTGTTACTTCATCACTTTCATAAACAGTAACTTCGGTTGTATTAAATGATGAGCTGAAAGTAAAATCTATAGAATCTAATGTCCTAAACTCTGCAGATCCACCGTCTTCCTTAACTTGCATTCCAGGCTTAATTGATAATGCATATGAAAAATCTGGAGAATTATTAACTCCACTACCAGTTGATGGAACTAATTGAAATACATTAAGATCTGTATATGCTGGTATAGCGTTTTTTGATTTGTATCCTAATGATCGAGCTAAATCATATATATTTTTTCTTTCAGAAGCTTGTTCTAATAACGACTCCTTAAGATTGTTATCTGCATAGTAACTTAAAACATCCCCTACGTATGCTGACATTTCCATAAATAACATACCGGGTGATGATTCATTAAAATCATTATAATCATTAGGAAAATATTGTTTCGTAAAATCTATTAAATTTTTACGAAATTGACCAAAGTCTTTTCCTAAATATGATACGTCTTTTGTTACCTCCATAATATTTTCCTATTCTATTTTAAGTATTCCATCTTGTCCAGCAAATAACGTTATTGTTTCTTCTGAATCTGTACCAGTTACGGTAAATTTAATTGATATTTTAATATTGTGTATCATAGTTGGATCGTCTTCCATGGTAACAATAATTAATTCTGTAATATCTACATATGGTAACCAAAAATTTATTGCATCTGTTATAGTGGTATGTATAAAATCTTTTAAAGCATTTACATTTGGTTCAAATACTATGTTTAATAAATCTGTACCAAAATTTGGTTGTTCATACCGTTCTCCTTTTCTTGTTAATAATAAACTTTTAACATTAGTAGAAGCTTGATCGAAAGTAGTAAATGTTTTTTTAAATATACCAGGACTATTGAATGGAAATTTAACTCCTATAGCTCGATTAGGATTTTGTACATTTGTATCTACTTCGATTATATTATATGCCATTATCTATTTTTCTTTTTATCGATTGCTTTCATTAATGCAGAATAGTCTCTAGTCATGGCATTTGCAACTGCGGTATCCTGTACAGGAATATTCTGTCCTGTTTCTGCATCAATTACACTCGGAGATGCATTTGATTGTATAGATCGCTGCATTCCAAAATTTTGTGCATTATTTGATGTCATGACAATATCTTCATTCATTAAATTAGCATAATCTGAAGTAGTTGTAGTCTCTTTAGTCACTCCAGTTTGGTTTAAAATATCTGAAAACTTATTTTCTTTAAACATACTATGTTTTTTAACTGGTTTAGTATTTTTAACAATTTGGTTTGTTGTTTTTAAATCATTAACAGTTGGTTGTAACCCTTCTTGTAAAATTTCAGTTAGTTCTTCTTTTATTACTTCTCTAACAGTTTCTTTTACTACTTTTTTTAAAACTTGTATAAATTTCTTTTGTTCCATAGTTCTTCTCTTTTTTATAAATATTAACTTTAATAATTTACGACGTCTGGCCAACCATTATTATCTTTTGGGCCATATATACCATTTCCGTTGGTATCAATATAATAATCTCCTGACTTTCCTAATTCTGGATCGGGAGGACCTGATCCGTTATATGATTGTGCAGGAGCTTCTTGTAATGATGTCAATAAATCTCGTTGCGAATTAACTAATAATTCAATTGTTTCAATTCTTGCTGTTATATCATTAATACCAACATTTAATTCTGAATAAAATTCACTTCCCATGGTATTATCATCTAATCTACTTCTCTTACTACCCCAAGCAACTCCAGTACCAGGATCTAATTCTCCGTTCCAAATCCAAATATCTCCATTTGCATCTGTATATGGACTTTTTGGTATTGGTGGTTGTCCTATAGGACTTCCTAAACTACCTATTCCTTGTATTAAAATCCATTCTCCAGCTGGTTGTTTTTCTGGTATACTATCAGAAAAGTCATATTCATCAATTGCTGTTTGCAAATTTCTATTAGTAACTAAATTTCCACCATCACCATTTACTTCATCTCCACATTTAGTATCTAACTGTACAGCAACTGATGCTAAATTACGTAATGTTGATTCTAAAGATGTAGCCATTGATTTAGGAATAGTCCCTAATTGTTTAACAGCAACAGCTGCATTAGCTAAAACCATATTTTGTACTATTGCTAATTCAGCCATTAATGCAGCTTGCCCTACTATAGGAATTAAAAATATAGATGCTTTTATTGCACTAGCTATAGCTAACAACGTTTTTAATAATTTAACAATTTTTTCTATTAATGGTACAAGTTCCATAACTTTTTCTACCATTTTTTGAATATTTTTGATTCGTGCTAATAAATCTTGTATTGGTGGATAATCACATCCACAATCATCTGGCAATTTAGCTGCTTCAGAAATTGTAGCTTCTATTTCTAATTGTATTTTATTAACAAACACGTTAATTTGATCAACCATCAATGCGACAGCTTGTGCTGGAAGTGCTGGTATTTTATCTAATGGGAACGAAACTGGCATTTTTATATATCCTTTTTATTTATCAAAATAATGTCTATCACTGTTTAGTTTACCTATATCAGTTAATATACTTATTAATTTTCCTTGTTGTAACGGTGCTGAAGCAATTCCTGCAGGGCCTATTACTCCTGCATTAATAACAGCAACTAAATCATTTAATATCATTTTTAATCTATCTCCTTTAACTAAAGGATGTCCTGCATTTTCAGCTCCTATACGTACTTCTGGCGTACCTAATGTTATTCTATTAGGACTATCTAATATAATAGAGTCTGTTTTAGCTCTTAAAATTATTCTATTTGCATCTCCAATTAATTGGGATGTTTTAAATTTAGAAACTGGCGAAGATTTTGTTGGATTTCTAAATAATTTTAAATCAACTAGTTGTTGCATTGATGTTAAATAAAAAGAAGATGCATCGTCATTAAGTGATTCTATAGTAAATTCTTTATTACGTTTATCAGTATGAGCATTTGATATTATTATTATAGGATCGCCATCTGCAGTACCTTGCCATGTTGGTTGTAAACTATATGTTCCGTTATTAACAGTACTTCCTAATCTAATACTATTACTAAAACGTCCTTCTATTATAGTATCGCCTTCAAATTGTTGTAAAGCTGAAACTTCTTTTTCTTTAAAGGATTCTCCTAATTCTCCTTGTACACCTGTATCGTTAACATTTGATGTTTGAATTTCAGAAATTCCTGGTAATGCATTATGATTAATATTTGATTGTATACCATATGCAGGAAAATAATACCAT